TTTTAAATAATAGAGCAAGTCAGTACCCAGAATTAAAAGAACAACTAGATTTATTATATAAAGATATGTTAGCTGACAAAGGTGATAAAACTGGCGAATGGTTTAAAGCTGTAAAAAAGGTTAAAGATGATAATCCAAAATAAAATTAAGGGTTATATGAATGACAAAAAAGAATAACCTAAACTCAAATGTTCAAGATCATAATGGAATAAGAATATCTTATCACGAAAAGGTTTGTGCTGAACGAATGAAAACTTTGTTTAAAGCAATCGATGAAATTGGAAAAGATATTAAATCATTAAAAGCTGATATGAATAGGGGAAAAGGTGCTGCTGCAATAATAATATTTATAGGCGGTTTACTTGGCTCAATCCTCTACTACTTTACGAAATAGAAAAACTAACGCTAAAGGTTTATCAAACGAACTGTTAGCTGCTTCACAATTTGCAAAGGATCCAAACTTAATAGTCTTTACCCCCATAGGCGGGGGGCCAGTAGACATATTAGTTCTCAACATAAAGACGGGGGAGTACACGGCTTATGATGTCAAAACAAGAAACTACCGCAAGAACGGTTACAAAATTGCCAGAGCTAGAACTGGCGAACAAAAGAGATTAGGTGTCAAAATTATTAATTTTGAGCCAGAAGGTAAATGAAACATGGATGAAGTTAAACAACGAATTAAGGAACACGAAGGGTATAGGGATACTGTGTACTCCGATAGCTTGGGTTTCGCTACAGTTGGTTATGGCCATCTGGTTCTACCTACCGATGATTTTGTGGAAGGTGTGGCGTATCCTAAAGAGCAGCTTGAAACTGTGTTCGACAATGATTTCCAAATTGCTCTTACATCTGCTGAAGAATTACTGGAAGAACTAGCAGTACCCGAAACAGTTAAAGGTATCATTTGTGAAATGTGTTTCCAACTTGGGAAACCTAGAATAATGAAATTTAAAAAGATGTGGGAAGGTATTGAAGAAGCTGATTACAATAAAGCTGCGGATGAAATGATTGATAGTGCTTGGCATAGTCAAACAACATCAAGGTGTGAAAGCCTAGCAGAGTTAATGAGGAGCTGCGCATGATTGGTTTATTAAGTTTATTAAAAAATCCATTAACTAAAATGGTTTTAAATAAAGCAACAGATCACTTTAAACACAAAGCAGAAAAAGTAAAAGTCATTAGAGCTGCTGAAATAGAAGCGGCTAAAGATACAGATGTTGCTAGAATAAAAAGCCAGGATCAAAGTTATAAAGACGAGATATTAATGGTGTGGCTAATTTCTATGCTCACTACTGGCTGGTTTCCAAGTACAAGAGAAAACTTTAGAGAGTGGGTAGCAATCATAAATGATTTACCAGACAGCGTATGGTATTTAGTTATCATTGTATTCACAGCTAGCTTTGGAAGTAAGGTTACAAAATCCGTACTTGATAGAAAGAAAAAATGATTAATCCAAAAGAGGATGAGTTATCACACTTTGCAGATTGGTATTTAAACTCTGGAGAAGTTAATAAATTTTATACACCATTTAAAAATCCACTATTATTTATAGAAGGTGTAAGTGGTATAGTTTTATATAGATCTAAACCATACCAGGTTGAGCTTTTTATATGTCAACCTAATTTAATTATACCAGAACATACTCATCCAGATGTAGATAGTTATGAGTGCTTTTTATATGGCATGAAGTTTACGCATTCTGGAGAAACAGTAATGACAGAAGATCAAGCATTAGAGGAACAAGATGGTTATCCAATTAATGCTTATCAAACAATAAGAGTTAAACCAAACGACTTACATGGTGGCACGGCTTCTAAAAATGGTGGTGCATTCATATCAATTCAACATTGGATAAACGATGTAGAGCCAACTCATGTTAGTTCTAATTGGGATGGTAATTCAATGGGTAAACAACATACAGAACAAGCAAAATTAAATGGCTAAACAAAACTTCTCATCATTTACACCTAGAGATAAACCACCCAAACGTGGGATCCACAAAAAATCTCAAAACAAAAGTGAGCAAAGGCAGAAGAAACAAACAAGATATAAAGGCGGTGGCAGATGATAAAAAGATTTATTAAATGGATATTTGCTCCACGTTGTAAATGTAAAAGCAAATGAGAGATCACAAAGTATTAGAACAATTTATTAAACACACAGAAAAGAAATTAAAAGAAATGGATTTGTTTAAGTTCTTAAAAAAGGAAGTTCAGACTGGAGCTAACGGCACTCAAAACTACATCATTAAAAAAGGTATTAATAAAGGTAAGAAAGCAGAGACATGAAATGGATCAAAACAATTACATATATATTTCTAAGTATTCTTTGGCTGACTTTAATTTTAAGTACAGCTGCATTTGCAGTTTCACAAACAAACTCTAGCGGATCAAATACAAATATAAGTGGTGCATATACTGGGGGTGCAACAACCTACGAAAGTGGAAGTACAGCAACTACAACAAGTACAAACACCTCTACATCTAATATTAAATCAGCACCATTCACTTCATCTGCACCATCATTAGGTACAATGAACAACTGTGCATTAGCTTTATCTGCGGGGGTACAAAACTTTTCCATCGGTCTATCGGCTGGACGCCATTTTATCGATCCCGTGTGCCAGACAATTAACTTATCAAAAGCATTACATGGTATGGGAATGAAAGTTGCAGCTATAAGTTTGCTCTGTCAAATTCCAGAAGTTTTTAAAGCTATGAGTGCAGCTTACAGTAATACTCCGTGTCCAATTCACGGCCAAATAGGGAAAGCATCCACTCAAATATTGTTTGAAGTTTATGATGGCAAGATGCCTACTTACGAAAAATATTTAAAATTTGAATTAAAAAGAATTAAAGCTGAAAAATCTAATATTAAAATAGAACTTATAGATCCTATAAAGGTTCACTAATGAGTAGAAAAACTAACACAATGTTAATTGCTTTACTTGGTACATTGCTTATGGGGTTAGCTACTTGGGTAGTTATCACACTCGTTGAAATTCAAGTAATCGTAATGATGCTCCAGCAAGAGTTGATGGATCTTGATAAAGTTATTGGCAGAATTTATCATCATATGGATAGGCTAGCTAAATGAAATTTATTATTATCTTAATGGTTATCCTTTGGGGTATGCTTTCCTGGTTCTCTAGTTCAGTTGGTTTAAAAGCTGATGAAAACGATACAGCTTACAGCACAAACATATTGCCAAATGCTCAAACAACTTCATCTGGCAAAGATAATTTTGATTTACCTGGTGTAGACAAAGGTACGGGAGTATTAACAAACAATTCTACACATAATGGATTTACGATAACTTGTGAAACACAAATAGACAACGCTTGTGGTAGAGCATTTAACGGAGAGCTTGAAAGTAGTAGGGATATGAAATTATCTGCTAATGGATCTTTACTTAATATATCTGGTACAGATGACGCTGGTACAAGCTATGTAAGTACACAAGCTAAAAACAATGGCGGTGTTCAGCTTACCTCAAATCACAGTTTTCAAAATTGTGAAAGTGCTGCCAGTAGTTTTGGTTGCGGTAGCCGAAGTGGTGCAATGGATTCAATGATTTTAACACAAACCATTAAAGATAAAGATGGTGTTGTGTTAGCAACCATGACTACAACTAGAGTAGATGATGCTGGCTATAATGCTAACTCAGTTAAAGGTACTGACAATCTGGTTTACAATGGTTTAGGCGCACACAGTTATGAGTGGAGCTGGCAAGGTAATGACGCTGAACAATCTACATCTGCGTTACGGGGGCCAAACTTACTAGGTGCTGAAGTTGTGTTTGAATATCCAACCGAGGATTATGAAGCATTAACTATAACTGAACAACAGAACATTAATGAAGCTCTAGGTACTACCAATTTAACAGAGAGTGAAATCTGGGATGTTATCTCTGGTATTGAAGAAGGTATAGCCATGAAAATATATGCAAGTGGTGTACCAGAAAACACAATGATTGAAGTAGAAATCAACGAAAAATTAGAGGTTGTTAAAGTCAATAGTTCAACTGAAATAACTGAAACAGTTAAAGAAGTAATTAAAGAAGTTAAAAAAGAAAAGACAATACAAACTATTAAGAAAGAAGTTGTTAGTGTTGTTACTGCTAAAAAGCAAAAGCCAGCTACATTGGCTAAAGCAATCATAGAAGAAACCAAAAAGGAAACTACAAATGTACGGGAAAAAGAAACCAGTAAAAGTAAAACCGAAACAAAAACCGAAACAGAAACCGAAGAAAAGGTAGCTGCTAAAACAGAGACTAAAAAAGAGAATACTAAAGTCTCTAAACTAGAGGCTTCAATGGATAAGGTTGATGAAGTAGTTAAAGATGCTGCTAAAAACCTGGAAGTAAAAAGCATTATAAAGCTAGATGCTATGCAGAGTGATAGCGATATTAACTTAGCTGCTTATAACAACCAAGAGTTTTATAAGAGTAAGGATATATATCTTAATCAAGTTGTGATGTTTGATAACAGAGCCATCTACGACAATATTAGCCTGGCGAGTTACACCAATAATGATCCAATTAATATTAAAGATAATATTTTACGAAACATAAACATACAAAAACAACGATTATTAATAGAAATAAGGGAGTTAAAAAATGGGTAAGTTTAAAGACAACATCGCAGTAATTATGGTAATTCTTGGATTGATTGGTTCTACTGGAGCATTCTATTCAAAGTTTGCTAAGATGGAATTAACAATATCTAATCTATCAACTGCTACTGCACCAGATCTATCGGGTATTGAAAACAACAGTTTTAGTATCAATGACAATATGCAAGCTATTACACAGATTAAAGCTAATTTAGAAAAAGAAGTTTCTATATTACAAAAAGAAATTAAATTATTAAATTTACAATTAGAAGAAATTAAGGCTCAATCTTCTAATCCACTAGGCGGTTAATATACTGGTCTGGCTGGTTGGATTTGAACCAACGATCCTCTGCTCCCAAAGCAGATGCGGTACCAGGCTCCGCCACAGCCAGACTTCTATATTTTTACGTCTTGTATCAGAGAGTAATCAGAGAGTAAATGATAAGTCGAAAACGAAACACTCAATAAATACAACCCTTATTTAACGTCACTTTTGGCACATTTAAAGTTACTAATCGGGGTTGCAAGTGTTTAGTATCAACGATAATAAACTAATTAATTGTTAGGTTCAAATCCTTCTAACATCCATTGGCACACAACACTTTTAGAGCATCAGAGAGTAAACCAGAGAGTAAACGAGAGAGCTTTGAGGGAGTTGTTAGTTCCCTCTAATTTTTATTAAGCGTATTTTTTTATTGGATCTGCAACGGGATTTTTGAAAGTATTTTCGTATGCTAACTCCCGATTTAATTGTGGCATTAGTGGAGCATAGCGAGCTTGTAACTTGCGTTCTTCTTCTATGTTGGCATCTATCTCTCTAAACTTTTTTAGTACCATATCTTGCTGAAACAAGGGTACAGAAGGGAGCATATCTTCTGGTACACCTCTGTATAATAAATTTATATCCCAATCTTCCTTACGACATAGAATAAACAATTTACTAGAACCAATCTCATTCATGGCTTTTTCATATTTTTGGATTTGTTGAAAACTAACTTGAATAGACTTTGAAATTCTAGTCTGTGTTTTCTTCGATAAAGTTCGCAAAATAAATAATACTTTTGCTACTCTTTGTTTTTCTTGTAACTCCGCTTCTTTGTTTGCTGACATACTACCATCCTTCAGTTATTTGATTTAGATTAATAGCAGTTCTTCTTTTTTCCCCATTCAAATTCTGATTTTTATTATAATGCTTGTCTCTAATTTTTTTACTATTACCAAATTTTTTATCTAATTGTTTTTCATTATAAGCAAAATTTCCATTTTGATCTTTAAGATCTGTAGACATTTGAACACTCCATTTTCTAAAAGGAGACATTCCACTTTGCCAATCAATACCCAATTTTTTAGCTGATTGTTTAATTTTTTTACTAGCTCTACTTTGCTTTAAATCAAATATTCTAACAAAATTTCTTTTTGTCATTTTTCCAGTATAAGGATCTTTGTAAACAACATTTTTTAAAGTCATTGGAAACAGTTGAGATTTCATCAAAATGCTTAATAAATTTAACAACTCATCTGAAGCCATTATTGGATCTCTATTTTCTACACCCGTTTTTAAAGTAAAGGGTCTAAAGTCATTATATTTACTTAAAGAGTGTTTTAAATCGATAGTACCATTATCAAAATCAACATCATCATAACAGATAGCAAGTGTTTCATTGGGTCTAGTACCAATTTCAGCAGCTAACTTCCATAATGGTTTTAATTTAATATCTGGTTCTCTATTAATTACTTTTAATAATTCATGGGGTTGAGGCATCCATGTTATTTTTTGAGTATAATTAACAAAGAAATTCTTTTGAAATTTAAAAGTTAATATTGAATAATCTGTTTTCCAACCATTTTCTGCACAATATTTAATAAATTTTTTAAGTTCTCCAATAACTTCTTTGACAGTTTTTTTACCAATAGCATCTTTTAATCTAATATAATATTCCTTGCCGTCTTTAGTTCTCCAGGCAACCTTTTTGCTAGCTAAAATTAAAGGTAAAGTTGTGTATTTAAAATCAGCCATTGTATAATCTGATAAAAAAGGTTTATTAATATTTGAAATTATATGGTTTTTAATTACACCAACTTGATTTGAAATATATTCTGGAATATTTAAAGTGCCTTGCTCTAATGTTTTGATGTAAGAATTAAAAGCATACTCAAAAGAAATTTGCTGATTTACTGCATCTATTACTTCTTCTCCCTCATAATATTTTCTGCTTTTTTCTGCTAATCTTTTTTCATTTAAGCCAAAGATTTCTTTGTTTTGCCTTTTAGTTTTACCATTCTCTTGCCACACAACTTGAACGCATAACTTTTTACCACCAGCTCTATCAACAGTAACGACTTGAACTTTCATAAATTAACTATTATCCATTTGTTGATTAAGTAACATTCTTTGCTCTGCAAGCAGTAACGGATCCGATTTTAACGCTTCATCATAAGCATTTTTTTTGGTTCTGGTGCATCTTTAATTTTTTTCAAAGCTGCTTGCGCATCCTTAGTAAAATTTAACTCATCTAAATCAATCATACCTTGGCTGATACAAACATCATCAAATTTTTTAGTCATTAAGCAGCCTCCTTGGTTTGTGTTTTAAATTCTTTATCCCACACTAACAAAGTCTTACCGATAACTTTTGAAGATTTATTTTTTTGGGGAAGGATTATATTTATAAAGTATTGCTCTAAATTAGAGTAGGTAGCGAACTTGATTTTTTGAAAGTTTTTAACCATACAATAGATATAATGGTTATTGCCAAGATGTCAATCCATATAGGTAATTATGTTTGCCAATCTGGTATATTCATTTAGGCGTAGGGAAGGTGTCTGAATTTAATCAGTTGAGAATAGTTCTAAAGTAAAATAATTAGGCTTCTATTTTACTTAGTTGGTCTTGCAGACTTATAACAGCAATCAATTTTGAGTGAGCTGTCTTACTTATAGCCGCAATCCCTGGAGGATACATTCCCCCGTTTTTAACTTTTAGTCTCGTGATCTTTGCGTTCAGAGACTTTCGTTCCTTCTCGATCTGAGTTATCTTTTGGCTCAGATGTTGGTAATGGTTTATCATTACTTACCTCTTTTATCCTAGCAAATTCAAAGCTAACAGTTTTTCCATCAACTTCGTATCTTGCTGCAGAACTAGGAATTATTTGATTTGCAGCATCAGCAACAGAAGTAAAAATTTCACTAGCAGTAAAGTTAGCACTTCCGTTCCAGAATTTTTCAATTCTCTTACTCATTTGAATAATCTCTCTCTAAAATAATTTTTAAATAATGAATAGCTTTTTTAATATCTTCAGCTTTATTTTTTTTTTGATGTCGACATACATATTTTACAACATTTCCTTCAGCAAACAATAGTTTATTCTCACTAATAAAATATGCGGGTTCAACTTTCATATTTTTATAATGATCGCTGCCAATTTGTTCAGCTAAACATTCGTAATTAAATTCTTTAAATATATCTGTGTGTGTCATCACTTTAATATTTGAATGCTTCTTGCTTTTCCTGGTAATTTTTTGATCCATTTCCTATCTTCTAATTGGCTAACATATTTATTAATTGAGTTCTTTGATTTTAAATGTACCGCCACCCTCATTTCGTCATAAGATGGCGACACAGTATTTTTTGCAATATAGCTTTTAATAAACTTAAAAAGTTTTAGTTGTTTTTGAGTTAAGCCATATTGTTCCATAAGTTATCTAAAAGGGGATTTCTTCTCTATTAGCGTCTGGAGCTGTAGCAATAGTGCTAGCTGTTCCCGTTCCCGTTTTTTTGATAGTAATCTTTAAAGATTTATCTTCCTGGATATAAGCTGAAGCCTCCATCCATACACCATCAATAGTGAAGTTCTTTCTATAAGGCTTCATTGTCTTTGGGTTTACTTTATCACTATCCGATAAAACTAGATCGGGTCTGTTCTTAGTAGCTTCGTCTCCAGCTATCTTATCTGCGTTTCTTTTCAAACTAAATGTAGACACCCAGTTTGGATCTTGTGGTTTCTTAAAATCAGCCATATATATTTTCCTTTTATGTTAATTGCTGTCGTCTATTTAAGAAGGCAGTTTTTACTTCTTCATACCTTGCTAAATTTTGTGTTTTAAGTTTAGTTAAAAATTCTTTATTTTGACTTCCTAGTTCCTCTAAATTTGCTTTATGAGTACACGTCTTAATTCTTTCTTTAATAATATCTGCGTGATCTAATTTAATACCCGTGTTGGCATTATTGTTTTGTTTTACATTTGGCATTTCTTGATCCGAATAAACTTCTCCATGAATACCCAATGCTTTTAAAATAGATCTATCGACAGCTCTTTTTTCTGCAATCGCTACTGGATAATCAAATTGATTATTTTTAGGAGATACTTCTCCAAGTGAATGAAACACTTTTGTTTTATTGACAGCTGTTGCTTTAACTACAGCTACATCTTTTTCTAAATTGCAATGCACTAGCTCTATATTAGTATCTATGTTAAAATGCTGCGCTAATCCTTCTACTTCTAAATGTTTTATAATCCATTTCCCAGGTTTGAACTCCCACATACCACCATCTTTTTTGATTTTTTGTAAATAGGTTTCTAGTGAAATTAAGTTTATGACGTTACCCATGATTAACCTTTTTTCGCATACCCAGAGTTTGAATGAAGGTAAAAGAATACTGCTGTATTAAAACCTCATCACGCATCGCTGCATGATTACTCTGGGTATATTTAACAAAGCTAACTGCCAAGATAGACAAGGCTATAATTACAACAAGGAGCAAACCTTTATAATTATTTTTCTTTGCTAAATTCTTTTTCAACATCCATTGCTGCACATTTAAAACTGATATGTCTTGTCTCAATTTAACCCCCATAATTTCATTGCAATATCTCTATGCTCTCCCATGTTCTTCCAAAAGAAGTGGCCAAAGTCGGGAGCAATATCTTGATGCCAAGTAGTCTTACCCGCATGATTTGCCATCACTCGTTCTCTACGTTTAGCTGTCATGGTTAATTTGTTAAGACGTTTGCGCAAGTTTTCTGGTTTTAAATCCTCGCAATTTTCTGGGGTAAAAATTTTATAATCTTCTTCATTCATTACGAACAAGTGTGGTTTCTTTTTTTCTTCATTGGCAAAAAAGTAGAAGGCAACTTGAGAAACGTGTTCTTCCCATCCCATGTAACCTTCATCTAGTTTAGGTAATGAATAATTTGAAGTACCATCTTTTCTTGGTCTATTTTTCTTTCTATGTTTTGTTTTCATTTCAACAAAATTATGTTCATCTTCAAAATCTATTCTGCCGATCGTTGGTAATACGCAGCCATCTAAAGTTAATGAAACATATCTTTCACACTCAATAGGGGAGGTTAAATTAATTTCTCTTATGCCATTTTTTAATGTTTCAAATGATATTGCTAAACCTAATCTAGCTTGATCGTGTTGAGCTTTATCCGCTTCATCCGCTGGCTCATACGCATTAAATTTTTCTAAAATTTTATCAAAGATTTTTCTTTGGGGTAGGATCTCTGTTTTAACTAAACCTTTACCAACTTTAGTTTCCCATAAGTATTTGCCAAATTTTAAAATACCCATATCGCCAAGGCATACGCCAGTAAACATTTTAGAATTAATTGGAAGTTTTCTTCTTTGCTCTTGCGTGAGATATAAATATTTATAACCCCACATACAATCCATAGAATTTAATTGAGAAGGCGACCAATGATTAAGTTTATAAAGTTTAACCCACTCTGGTAAATCTTTAATGCTATCTAAAAAATCGTCTTTTAATACTGGTTCCATAATACAAATTAAATACTTTATTGGAACGATTGGTAAACACAGAAACCCTTATTGGCAAGTTTAAAAACCAGCTAGGTAAAATCGGAGGTTGTGTTGGTTGTGGATAATTATTTGAAGGGATTTATTTTATTAGAAGGCACTCTGCCAGGCTTATATTTATTATAACTTTCAAAAAAAGTCATTTTTCTTGGAGCTGCAATTTTAATGTCTCTAGGATCTACATTAGTTGAACTAAGTTTCGTCATTGGCTTTTTACTTTCTGGATGTAATAAATTTAATCTAAATGTTGGTTGTGATTTATCTATTTCAATTAAACAAATAACATCACGGCAACCTTTTTTTCTGGATTTTTCAGTTGGCTCAACATAGCAAGTGCTGTTAATAGCATCCTCACTAAAACCATTATAATCATAATCTGTAGTTCCACCTCTTTCAAATAAATGTATTTCGTTATGAGCTTCTCTGCCTGGTGCATAAAATTGAATAGCTTTTGTTTGTGGTGTGTAAAAACCACCAGGTATAATAATTTCTCTATAGTTTTTTTTATGTAATCTTCTAACTACGTAATCTTCTGCGTAACCATGTAATTCCAACACATCAATTTTTTTAGCGGGAAATAATATATCAGCTGGATCACATTGAATAATTTTAGCGATTTCTATTGCTTGCTCAACACTAACTTTTCTTTCGCCTTTAAGCCATCTGTGAGTAGTAACTGGAGAAACTTTTAATTTGTAAGCTAGCTCTTGGGTATCTATACCAACTTCTTCCATTTTTTGTTTTAAGAACATATCTGCTTCATTACCCTTTAAATTTTGATTCGAAATATCAATAACTTTTACCATGGTGGCAATGAAACACAATGAGTTGGTTATGTCAATAGTGTTACAGCAATAATTACAGTAAATTGCAACTCTGGTTATATGTTGACAACTTCGGTAATCGGCTCTTGCCAACAAGGTTTCGTTTCCATAATGACAATGAATGCAATTAGAAAAATTCAGAACTACAAAAGGTTTATCATACAAAAAATTAGCTGATTTAATAGGTGTAGTAGGTGTCTCGCCAGCAACCACAATATTTAGGTGGTGCAAGGGGTCAAGGATGCCTGGCAGAAATTGGATCAAAATCATTAAAGAGAAAACAAAAGGCAAAGTTTTGCCAGCTAGTTTTTATGAATAAAAATCGACAGAAATTAACTGGCACTATAAATAATTATCCATTAGTCGAAGTGCGTTGGTTGGATGCGGTTGGCGATAGTGGTTGGATGCAGCTTGATAAAGCAATGGCATCAAAACCCGCTGCACCCGTTTCGCTAGGTTACAAATTACTTCACACCAAA